ATGAGTGATATCCCGAGACGTGGAGTTGGGTTCCCGTCTGCGCGTTCACGACGTGTTGCGCTTACTCGTGCTGGTGCACGAGTTGTTGATAGGAGAAACTCAGGTTTGAGCTTCCCACCCTTGTGGAAGGGTGTGGACGTGCGTAGCTTGCCTCAGTTTGTTGTGGGTTGTTACGGGCTGCAACAAGGTGGTCCTGAAGTACGAAGGGTTAAAAGATCCGTTCAGCCAGTTGCCCGAAGGGTGGCTGTAGTGAATGTAGAGCACCGTCCTATTCGGCCTCAGGTCCAGGCTCCATTACCCGTTGTTCCACCTCTCCCGGAGGGAGATGACCCAGGTGACCGCATGTTTGCGGAGTTTGTTGACAGCGTTCTTGACACTGTCCCCTTGATGCTCATTGTCAAGGTTTGGGAAGTGGCCCCATTGTTCTTCCACTTTCTTGTTTGGGCAATTGGTATTGTCCTTGGAGGGTTTTTGGAAACCGTAAAATTCACATGCCTTCATGTGTTTTGGCTCCCATTATTCCCTTCTCTGTGGATTTTGTCTACTGTGGTCCAATCCGTTTATTGGGTTTGGTATGCTAGTTCACAGTATCTCAGGAGAATGGTTTCTCCTGAATGCCCGGTAAGGTTACCGGATGTTGTCGGGCATGCTGTCCCTCCCCCCATTGAGCCGGAGGAGGAGGAGGCATGTACCTGCAAATTAATGACCCCTAAGTTCCGTCTATCTCCATACATAGACCGGTCGATATATTATGTTCTCGCCCCTCTTATTGCGCATATGGTTATTAGCTCTTACTATACCAGATCTTACGGTTGGGAGATGTTTACCCATGTGTACATTTTTGTAGCTTGTGCTGTTGCGCACTTCTTGACGTTTTACGTTGAGTTGCGTTGGGCTCTTTGCCCGTGTGTATCGATCCACGTTCCTTATCTTTGGGTACGGCGTACCCCCATCTTCCAATGTTTCAAGTGCGCTTTGGATGTTGCATGCCGGAAAACTCATGCTGATCGTCAGCTGGTCAGTTTTGCTTTCCGTACACTCCTAATGAGTGGTAGGACTCAAGATAGATTTCGAGAGTTGAAGCTTCGCCTTGAGTCGATCATTAAGGCGTCACATCCTAGCTGGAGTCAGGAGACTATCACGAACCACGTTCTCAAGACCAACCGTGCTGTTTCTCGGTTATTTAAGCATGAGAACCAGTGGGTAAGCACCATTGGTTACCAATTGACTTCCCTCAAGAAGGCTCATTCTTTCGCGCATGAAGGAATTCTGCCATCTGGAGGGAAACTCCCTTCGAATTAGGGAGGCCCAGTCATTCTTCCCGCACTTTGTGCATCTTGTCCAAGCAAAGTTCTCAAACCTCTTGCTGAAGGATGCTCAGTGGAGCGAGTGCCGGAAGATGATGGGTTAGCTCACCGACGTAGGGTAGTTCATGTGGCGACACCCAACCTACGCGGTATGTACGTCCCCTTTGCACACCATGACTGTGTTCACAACCAACTAATTGCGATACACAATCGGGTGTGCGGACAAGTTCCGAGGCCCACTGCCTCTGGGTTGACGGCTATGCGTGCTGGTGCACAATTGCTAGCCGAGTCACTCCCCCGTACTGTTCAAGAGCCACTTGGACAGTTTGCCTTGAAGTACGGAGGGAAGAAGCGTGATCGTTATCTACAGGCTGTAGAACATGTTGTTGATAATGGTTTATCGCGACGAGATTCTACTGTGACGATGTTTGTTAAGTGTGAGAAGATGTCACCTGATAAGAATAACCCTGATCCCCGAGCCATACAGTTTCGCGACCCTAAATATTGTGTTGTATTGGCATCCTTCCTCAAACCAATTGAGGAGCATTTGTATCGACTCAAAATTCGCTCTATTCCCAATATCAGTTCAACACGATTAGTTGGCAAGGGCTTGAATCAGATTCAACGAGCTGAGCTTTTGGTTCAGAAGTACTCTCGTTTTAGGAGTCCTGTTTGTGTTACCCTTGACATGTCTCGATTTGATCAACATGTCGATGTTGAGGCACTTAAAATTGAACATAGCGTTTACCATCATTCCAATAATGACTCATGGTTTCGTCAGTTGTTGTCATGGCAATTACGGAACACTGTTCATTCTAGGAAAGGGTTTAAGTACACTACTCTTGGTAAGCGCATGTCGGGCGATATGAATACTGCCCTAGGCAACTGTGTTATTATGTTGTCTATGGTGCTGGGGTGGATGGTTCCGAAGGGCATCCCTTTTGACGTTTTCGATGATGGTGATGATTGTCTGCTAATAGTTGAGGAGAGTGAGCTGGAAGTTGTTCTTTCTGAGGTTCACCCTTTCTTTCTATCTTGTGGGCATGAAGCCAAGATTGAGAAGATTGCGTATTCACCGCAACAAGTCTCTTGGTGTCAATCGTCACCTATTCGCACTGCTGATGGTTGGAAGTTTGTGCGTGACTACAGGAAGGTATTGAGCACGTGTCTAGTTGGAACACGTTGGCTCGTCAACTCACACAAGACCAGGTTAGCCTATTTGGCAGGTTTAGGGGAGTGTGAATTGACTTTAAACGTTGGGGTGCCGGTACTTCAGGAATTTGCAGTAGCTCTGCTACGAAATTCCAGAGGTTTTGCCCCACGTTTTGATACTTCTTCCGGTGAATGGCACAGATATTTATTAGAGGCACGGACCATTAAGAATGTTACTCCTCAAATCGTTACGGATGAAGCCCGGTCTGATTTTATGCTTGCGTTCGGTTTAAGCATTCAAGACCAGATCGACTATGAGAGTGCGTTGCGAGTGTGGGACTTTCAACTTGAAACTAGTCGAGTTCACTTTGTCTCTTGGGATCCCGAGACTTGGACAGATTTGCGTTTCGGTCATGAAGAGTTCCAATAGGGATAACATCCTACATCCCTTTTATGTCTCCGACAAACAACCCCTCTCAACCCAGGAAGTCTCGACCAGCTTCCTCTGGTGCAGTTATTATGGTCACTAACGCTTCCAATGCTGCTCAGCAGCCGCGTCGCAGACGCAAGAATCGCGCCAATGGTTTGGCGACTAACCCAATAAACCTTAACGGAGGTTCATCTAGGGTGGTGGAGGCCCCTGTTGCACGATCTAGGGTCTCTCGAATGTCCGAACCACAGTTTAAGTCCGTGGCTCGTAATGGTGATACCGTGATTCGCCATCGCGAGTATATTAATGAATATACGGCTGGAACGAATTTCTCTTCGACATCGTTCCCTATAAATCCAGGGTTAGTTAGCACCTTTCCTTGGCTGAGCTCGATAGCTCAGAGGTTCGAATCCTACCGGTTTATGCGGCTTAAATTCTGCTGGGAACCGGAGAATAGCACCAATGATCCAGGATCTCTCATGTTGGGTGTTGATTACGACCCTTCTGATCCTGCTCCTGTAAATAAGACCCAGCTGATGGCCTATCGATCAGCCGTCCGTTCGCCTGTTTGGGCAGAGTGTTGTACACTCTGCCTCAAGGAGGATCTCTCCAGGCGGAAGACGTACTTTGTGCGTTCTGGTGGTTTAAACGCTGGCCAGGACATACATCTGTACGATGTCGGTAACCTGTTTGTTGCATCCCAAAACGCGACTTCAGGCGGAACTGGTGAGCTGTATGTTGAGTACGACGTACAATTGATTACTCCCCAGATGAACAATCCG